TAGACGTGACCACATCCCAGGTTATATTTGGGTTTCGAGACAAACAACGCCAATCCCACGGTTTGTCAGGGTTAGAATTGACCACATCCCAGGTTATATTTGGGGTTTGAGACAAACAATACCAATCCCACGGTTTGTCAGGGTTAGACATGATAATATCCCAGGTTATATTTGGGTTTTGAGATAACCAATACCAATCCCACGGTTTGCCAGGGTTAGACGCGATCATATCCCAGGGTATATTTGGGTTTTGAGACAAATAATACAAATCCCACGGTTTGTCAGGGTTAGACGTGACCACATCCCAGGTTATATTTGGGTTTCGAGACAAATAACGCCAATCCCACGGTTTGTCAGGGTTATTTTTTATAAATTTAAAAAAATAATGGCTATAATTATCCATCGTGATTTATTTATTGTTTTTTTATAATTCTTCTTTCATTTTTCTGCTAGAAAACCATCCATCAAACTCATTTCGTTAAATCTAGGTCTTATTACTTCTTTAACAAACTTTGAATTTGGAGAGTACATCAATTATTTGAACCATATAGATTTTTTTTTGTAAAATCATGAGATTAGTGGATAACGCGTTCCAATCCCACGGTTTGTCAGGGTTAGACGTGGCCACATCCCAGGTTATATTTGGGTTTCGAGATAACCAAGACCAACCCAACGGTTTGTCTAGGTTGTTTTTTATAAATTTAAAAAAATAATGGTTATAATTATCCATCGTGATTTATTTATTATTGTTTTTTTATAATTCTTCTTTCATTTTTCTGGTTTTAAAATCCAATCTTAGTGATGATATCAAAGGTCCTAAAAATATCCATCAATCCACTATTTGAACCATATCGAAGATCTTACCACCCATTTTTCGATCTGATGTATTAGAGTTTCTTTATTTTTAAAGTTTTCAGAACCATTAATTAGACTGTACAAACCGGTTCAGATATATAAATAACTTGTCCTTCTCTAAATGTTATTTCTTTTTTTCTTAAACAATGGTTCATAAACTGGGGTCAGGATTTCCATCCCAAATCTGGTTGTTTTCACCATATAAATTTTCGAAACAATTAAATTGAATTTTATCAAACCAAAAAATTATAAAAATAAACATGACTTCTAAACACCAAGAAAAATATCAAAAAATTGATCTATCAAGTGTTGATAGAAAAAAGATCAAACACAACCATGGGATTGAGACGAATGAAAAAATTAAAATTTATGATGAAATCAAGCACGTCAAAGAATTGTGGACCTTTCCAACCAACAAAATGAAGAATATTCGTTGTCATTGGGATCATCACGTTTTTGATGGTATTGGGATATTCTGTCCTCTGTCATATAGACCCAAACAAGTAGCCAAAATTGGACAAAATGATGTCAAAGTACGAGCCAATAATGGAGCATCTGATCCAAATACCAGTTATATGATTAAAGAAAATGTTCCCACATGTAAGGATGTTTCAAACCTTGGAAAAAATTTAATCAAAATAACAGATGCCTATTACGAAGTTGATGGAGTGTTTTGTTCTCCAGAGTGCTGTTTGGCCTTTATCAACGAAGAAAAATCAAAGGTTGGAGGATCCAAATATACCGACTCTGAAAGATTGTTGCATTTTATGCTTGGATTGACTTCTCGGATTTTACCAGCAAATCATTTTAGATTGTTGTTACCATATGGGGGCAATTTGACCATAGAACAATTCCGCAACAACAACAAAATCATAAAGTATGAATATTGTGGTACAACCGTCCTTATTTCCCACTTGTTTGAAAAGAAGATCAACTTGTCCACAGATTAACCCTTTCTTTATAACCCTTTCAAGCCCAAAGGGCTTGAAAGATTTTAACCCTTTCGCATGCAGTGGGAAACCATGCCCCGAAGGGGTATGGTTCCTCTGACCACAAAGGCTTACCTTTCCGGGCAAATTTGCCCGGAAAAGAGTTAAGGTTAAAAATAAGCAGCAAATTGAAAAAAATACCTAAAAAAATAATAAAAATAATAAATATATATGATGGAAGAAACCTTGAAATTTTTTGAAACTACTAGGATGCATTCCATCCTTAAAGAAATATGCGAATTGTTGGAATTAAATTATGATCTAAACGACTTTAAACAATCTTCACCATTTTGGCCATCAGACGAAACATCATATGCATGTTTCCTATCCGTGTTAGAGAACGAATATGACGTGTTTATGAGTCAAAAAATGACTCGAAGTAAGACTTGTCAGACTCGATTTGTTGTCGATGAGATCATGAACGTGTTAGTAAAATACGTGCCAGATGATAAGATTGAAGCAAGCATAGATACAAGATGTGTTATATGTTTGTTCAACAAGGCTAAGATTGAGTTTAAATGTGGGCATACACTTGTTTGTCAAAAATGTTTTAATCTATTGGTTATAAGAAGCATAAAAACATGTCCACTATGCAGACATGTATTAAATTAACCCTAATATTCTATTCTACTAATTCTACTAACTTTAAAGGTGCATGCACCTTTAAAGTTTAATAATTTATGATCAATAATTAACCACATTGGAGTTGTGGTTACAAGAACCACATGTTGTAGAACAATTTCCTCCACAGCTTGATGCCGACCATCCTGCCATATTGCACGATTTTTGTGTTGAATTGCAACCACATTTGTTATAACTTTTACAGTCATATTTTTCATTGCACTCACATGTTGGAGGAAATCTAGTGTTTCCATACTCGTAACAGTGTTTTGTCAGACAATGTGATGTACTTTGAGTTGGTCGAAGTATAGACTGCACAAATGGTTGTACACCAGGAATTCTACAATGTGATCCCATATGTAACCCTCCAAGATTGTGAATAGGGCCGGGATAATGAGGGTGTGGGCCAATTTTATTTCCAATTTCTGACTCGAAAGAGTTGGATGGGTGAACAATATTCCACATCCATGGAGGAATTGAAGCCACTGCCATCTGTCCATTTCCGTTTGTTTGAGACATTTTTATTAACTCTTTTTTCCCATGAAGCAAGTCAACCATGAAAAGATATGGTTCCGACCGTGTCAAAAGGCCGAAAAGACTTATAATAAAGATGCCTCCGAAGAATAATATATATACAGTGACAAAAGTCGAACATGAGTTTGGTCTCACCAAAGTGAGACCAAAATTTACCAAGATGCCTGAATTGTACCTTGAACTTTTAATAAATAAAAAAAAAGTTAATCCGACCCTAGCATCGGAAAAATACACACATCATTACGAACCCCTTGTTTCAAGTGAAGAAGAATCAAACGTTGGTTTTAAGCCTATTCCAAGGATAACATCTGTTCAAAGAGAAAATGGCGATGATCGACCATTTGATAAACCAGTTGATTTACCGCGAAAGGGGACATTTAATTGGGAATCGTCTGAATCTATGGACACATCGCCCATAATTAAAAAAAAAATTACTCGATTGGTAAGTAGTTCACCACAAATTGAAACCATATCTTCAAATCGATATCGAAAGGTTAAAAAGTCCATAATTTCTTCATATTACAAAACATCAAAGGGTGGTGGTGGAAACGACTTGAATAACAATAAAACAGAAAGGGAAGAAAACGATGCTCAACCACCACCTTTAAAAGAAATAAAAAAAACTTTTGGTGAAAATAAGCCTAACATAAACACTTTTGAAGGCTATGAAGATGCAAAGGACGAAGACGATAAAAAACGCGAGTTGTTGTTTAAATTTAAACGTTTGAGGAAAACCTACCCTAAAGTCGATTTACCAAATTTTGATATGATGTCAAACCACGACAGTATGAAAAGAACCTACGATTCAACCATGAAAAATTTGGCTATAGATTCGACTGTTGAAACGTACAAGTCATATTTGATGATGGGCTTTATGGGCTGTGAAATTGTGTTGGGTAAAGTTGGATTTGATATGGAGGGATACACCCAACAACAAACATTGTATATGAACAAGTATGAAAAACTTCTTATAGAATTGGGTGAAAAATCTTACGTTCCTTCCTCCATAAATAAGTGGCCTGTTGAAATTCGATTAATGGCCCTTGTCCTCTTTCAAACAACCATCTTCATTGTGTCGAAAATTATCGCCAAAAAGACTAATGTTAACCTTTTACAAATGTACAACAGTGTTAATGGTGCTTATGAAACACAACAAACGAGAAATTCAAAGATTCCAAACGATAGTGCAACTAGAGGTACAAGTAGTGGGTTTGCAAGTGGTGGGAGTTCTCCATTAACTTTTATCCCAAAAACAAAAAGGACAACATCAACCACATCTGAAGGGCGAATGAAAGGTCCATCCGCAACCAGAGATTAAATTTTTATTTGTTCAATTTTAGGCTTGTGCTAAGTCTAAAATTGAATTTTTCCCTAAAAAATATTTTTCAAAGAAAAGTATGGACTTCTTATCCTTAGATGAAATAATTTATATCACGCGATTTCTAAGCTTGAAAAATACCTTTAATTTTATCAAGAGTTTAAACTATGTCTTCACCAACACTGAAGAAAAATCAATGTTGGTAAAAAATAAAAAACTCGTGGTCATTGAGAACGTGTACAATTCTTATTTTGAACAAAAAGGTTCAACAAACCATTCATTTGAAGAATTGAAAGAACTGTTGGAGTTCTTTATCCACGAAATTGAAGTCGAAGATTTAATATGTTTTATGGCTAATGTGTACCCAAATTGTCCTCGTTTGAAAGATACGATTCTTTTCGACCTTTTAAAAGTATGCAAATTTTCCATGGTAGATTTGAGCCTTATAAGAGTTCATTTCAGGTTTGGGAAAACTGACTTGATTGGAATGAAAATAAAATAAATTTTTCAAACATTTTTGTTTTTATGGTTTGTTTGCCCATTATCAACTTAAAAAGTGGTTACTAGGCACTAGCAAATTTTATGATTGAGATAACCATTAAACTGAAAACTTGAAATTTTTCCTAGGTTACCCCCTTTGCTTTTTAATGAATATTGAGAACAATTGAAAAAGTGGATTTTTTATGGTTTTTTCAAGCATAAAAAATTAAAGTTTCTTTTTTATTGTGATTTGGCGCGGCAAGTCATAAATTTTAGTCATAGTCGATTCCAAGATCTATAGAGCATATTTTCCTTGTATTTGCGTATGCAACATTGTTTATGGTTCTGTATGGGATATACTTGCATACTATTTTATTTGTTCCCACTTTACAACAATCTTCATCTGTATCACAAAACGCGTGATATTTTTTACACTTTTGGCAAAAACCATCTTTACATTCATGAGAACCACAAACAACGTTGTCGTTACCAGCGCAAAATATTAATGGTCTCAATCGTGTATCAAGTTCGACGGGAGCTTGAGTTATCGGGAGTGGTGGTGGCCACATACGTGGATCGGCGCATTTACCACGTCCTTGGGAACCAATTCTACAATAGCTACTACAGCATTCTAAGCTGTCATATGGTAAAGTGCATGTTTCCCCATTTGGATGACACATACCACACTTACCAAGTCGGAACAAACACTTTAATCCCCCCGAACAGTCGATGTCGGCCAGACATTTGTTCTTGTTGGGCTCGCATCGACTTGTACCGTTGAGACCGGGAATGATCTCACATGTTGTACCCGGGCAACACTCTGACAAAAAACCAGAACCCGTAGGTTCACACGTTGTATCGACTTTACGGCACGCAGTACACACGTTGTTTACGCACGCCAGCCACGAGTCGCAATCTTCATCAATTTGGCATGTTTCACCAGCGCGCTGGCAACTACCTAAATTATATAATAATATAGTCTGTAAGACAAGTAACACTTCAGGTCGCATTTATTATATGAGTAATACTAGAAAAAATTTAAGAGTAACCATGAGCAATTTTTCCTGTTGTTGTTACTGAATCAAAAAAGGGTCAATTCAAAGCTTAAACTAAACCACAACACAAATAACGGTATTATTACTCATAGAATAAACATGGGATCAGCTGTTTCTAAAAATATAACCAAAGCGGCCACTGAAGCCGTGGCCAAGGTTTCCAATAACATCATTATGTCAACCAAATTGTCTACAGACCAAACACAAGTCATAAGTGTGACTGATGTAGACGGAGATGTGCACATTTCTGGCAATACTTTCACTCAAAAAGCCAACTTAAATATCAAATCTTTAATGAACACACTCGTACAAGAGGATATACAACAAGCTTTAACTATGCAAATTGCTCAAGCGTGCAAAAGCATTGTAAGCGGTCTTAATATTTTTCAATTTCCAAACGCTCAAAATGAGATCAATATATTTTTAAAGGCCAGTGCCGAACTTATGAACACCATATCTTTGAGTTGCGCTGCAAGTTTGTCAGAAAATCAAGTGATTACTGTATCGCGAGTCAAAGGTAATGTTTATATCGAGAACAATGTCATGTCACAAATGGCTGACATCTTTCAGTCTTGCATACAAGATGCCGTATCAAAAAATACCATTTTCCAACAACTTCAGGAAAAAATCGATCAAAGTGCGACTGCTAAAGCCGAAGGATTGGATTTGTGGCAAATTATCATCTTGATTGCCCTAGTTCTGGGTATACCGTTTATTTCTGTGATTGGAGGCGTTGCAGTCGTGGGACGGTATTTATTTCCTTTGAGTATCGTTGCTGGGGCTGGTTGTTTGGCCGCATATTATACTTGGGTCGATGAGAGTGTCTACTCTCATGCCTTTTCAACCCTAATAAGAAATCTTCCAAACTGCAATGCGCAACCACTTACCTCGACATCCAACGCTTTTTTAAACTCGAGTGCCGCTGCACAAGCATGCGCCAATAACAAAAGTTGTGTTGCATTTGATTGGCAGGGGGTTGTTATTGACCAGGGCGGCAACCATATTTCATTTAATCCACCACAAACAACATTTTATGGTAGTGTTGGACCAGGTTGTGAACAAGCAATAACAAGTTCTCCTGATCATTCAAAGGTTTTCCGCAACCCTATTTTTATCAAAGGTAATGGTCCTCCAACTAAGGCTGAAGGTGACGTGTACTTGGATGCATCAACTGCCGACTACTACTTTTTTGACCAAAATACACGTAGTTGGTTGAAACAAGGATCATTTGCACACTCTGACTTTACCAGTCGGAACTCAATCAATTGGGGTACCATCCCACCTGTACCTTCGACTCAAGGTGTAGCTGGAAGTATATATGTTTATTATGCCGCAAGCAACCCTATATATTTTCATGTTTACGTCAAGAACCCAGACGCGTGGAAGCTTTACACTCCTCCATTGAAGGGTCCTGGTCTCATCGCAGATGCTCCAGCCAATATAAATGTCACAGGTTTTACAACCATAAAACATCGAAATTGGTTGTTATACTTGGGCGCAGCATTACTTGTTGTTGGAGTTTTAGGGTCTGTTGTTGCCTTTACATCAAAAAAACCAAGTTCCAATATTTCTGCTAGGGCACCATCACCATCACCGGTTAGAAGGTCCACCAATCCATTCGATGAGGACGACTAAATTTTTATTTTTTAAAGTTCTTTGGAACTTTAAAAAATTAATAAACTATCTTGTATTTGAAGTTTCCATCATCAAGCTCAGATTTAGAATTGGTCCACCCAGTTAGTTCTTTGATTTGGCTCCACAAGTCTTTTTTGTTCGAGTTGGAGACGTTCAAGAGTCGATTCATTATTTGATTAATCTTCTTTTAATTGTGCTTTCAATAACTTTATTTTCTTATTCTTCTTTTCTATGGTTGTTTGTAACCTTTTTGTTTCTCTTTCAAGTATAAATTTATGTATGATTCCAATAACCTTAAATATTGAAAAATTTTTACAATCGGGGTTAAATCGTATGAACTCACAATCTAGCTCGGATCTTATAAATTCTTCTCGTTCCTTCTCTTTCCGTGGATCTCGATCTCTGTGATTGTACTCATCGCACTCAACGACCAGATCATATTCGTCTATGTACAAGTCAACCCGGTACCTTCCAACCTTAAATTGTTTGAACATTTCAACTTCAGAAAAACTTTGTTCTATGGCTTCAAGGTGTATATGCTCCTTTCTAGGTGTTATAGAAAGGTCTAGGTTAAAAGACTCTACAAGTTTTTGAAGAGTGTCTGGGCCACATACCCTACTTTTGGAAACAAGTTGTTCTAACCCTTTTTTACTGATATAAACAGCTTTACCTTCATGATAAGATAAATTATGGTTAATTTGACCTAACAAGTTGGATGCTCCCACCAACTTGTTAGTTAGATCTTTCAAATTTATCTTATCGTCTCCATCAACATACCTTTTAAGTGCATCTTTAGGATCTTTGTACCCTAAAACAGCACATAATTCATTATGACAGAAATACGGATCGTCTATGGTTCCATTTAATTTTACTTGTTGGTTCTTTCCACCAATAGTTACAGTTATATATTCACGACACTTTGTCAAGTCGAAATTATAAAAAATTATTTCAATTTTTTTATATAAAATAAATGGAGGAATCAACGTTTAAATTTCCAAATCTATGCCAATACAGAGACGTGCTTGGTAAACCCAACGAAGGTATACGACAAAAATTAAGGTTGTTTGACATCTCAATAATTGATGTACTTTTAACTATTGTTTTAGGGCTGCTTTTAGCCAGAATTTTTGCAATTACAAAATTTAATGGAATTTTATTATCCTTTTTGTTGGGTTTGGTCTTCCATAAAATATTTTGTGTTGAAACAAAGGTAAGTAAACTACTAAGTGATAAGTTTGGTTTTTTGTAGAACAAATGGCTTTTGCAGAAAATTGAAGTTGTCTCTAAAAAAAATCAATCAAATGATTGTAAAAATGAACTTATTACTTAGGGTTCTTTTTATCAATAATCGGGAAATATTTAAATATCTTGACTACGATGACCATAAAAATCTATCTTTGGCATTTATGGACAACTACATCATTTTCTTGCTTGATCGAATTAGCTACAGAAAAAATGCTGGAAGAGACCATTATTTTGAATATGATTTTAATTTAAAGAAAAGGGTTAAAAAAGTCGTTGATTACGACTTTATTGTCAAAATGGTTCTTGAAAGCATTAATATCAACCGTCTGAAATCAAAAACTTTAAATCTTCTTCATCGTGGTTTTTGGAACCACATTTCTTTAAATTGTAAATTGAAGGAGAAATTTGTCTACAAGTGGAGTCATAAAATTAATATGATGAGATTCAAGCTTAATAAAAATTGTAGAGGATTTGGAGCTGATAATGGAGTAATGTTTCCTAGACCATTTTCAAACAAATTTAAAGCTCGTTTTCCAGGTATTGAAATGTGTAAACCGTGTTTTAGATGTTTTGAGGATACAGCCAACCTTTTTCGTCCAATTTTTTTCGATTCTGAATGGATGTGTGAAGATTGTTTGTACAACAATGAATCGTCGTTTGAGTATGATGACTCGGATTATTTACCTTCGGATCGCCATTGGTCTGAAGATGACACAGACTACGAAGATTGAGGCGATGAAGAATGATGAAAATATTTATTTTTAATGGTTTAAAAAACCATTAAAAATTACAAAAACCGTCGAGGACAGGATTCGCTTCATCAAACTTCATGATGAGGGTCTAACTTTTATTCAAGCTTTCTAAGATTTTTTGTTTGTTCCATTTTATTATCTGTTTTTTAAATAATTTTTTTTTAGTTAATAAATATGACTGTACCTCCAAATACATATACTATCAATAACAAACTATACTACTCTGCAAACGAGCTAAAAACGTTTGATTCGCTCTTCTTCAAAGGTTGTGGAACCAGCATTAGAGGAGTAGTTAAAAAACATGATATACCCAACGCAGACCATTTGTATGCTATGAAGCTAGAAGATAATCCGTTTGTGGTGACTTCTAAGGTTTTGAAATCTAAATTATTTCTTTCTGAAGAATGGGCTAAAAAGAGTCTACCTTCGCTCAATTCAAATTGTGTGTACAAGTATGATCCTCTACCACCTTTAATAGAACTTGAAGATTCAGAAAAATTTATGGACGACAAAGGCAATCTATACAATGTTGAAACAAGAGGAGAAAGAAGTGAAGATAAGGTGTTTTTAAAAGCTAAAGATATCGCAAGAGTATTTGATATGAAGAAGTTAACTACAACCACTTTATTTAATAAAGATTATGGTTATTCTACTCCATTACATTACAAAGTTTTTTCTGTTCCACCAATTCTCATGAATCATGAGAATGCCTCGAACAACAGTAATAGTGGTAGATCCACCTTCTTAACCTATGAAGGATTGCTCAAAGTAATTTATACCTCTAGAGCTAATCCAATAGTTGAACGATTTAGGAAATGGACAACCAAAGTGGTGTACACAGCCCATTTAGGCACCCAAGAACAACGAGAGCAATTATCAAAACAGATTAAAGGTGGAGCAGACCCTGAGTCGGTGAAGAATGTTTTAAAGTGCTCGGTGACCTCAACTCCATGTATCTACTTGTTTTGTTTAGGTGGTGTAAAAGAGCTTAAAGAAAATGAAGAATTTAAAGAGGCTCTCTTAAGCCACAAAAATTCAGATAAGGTTTACAAGTACGGCAAAAGCATAGATTTGTGTAGAAGAACCGGAGAACACAGACGTAGTTGGTCGCCATTAGAAATTAAGTTGTCTAAGTATGCTTACATTGATCCACAATATATTTCCAAGGTTGAACTCGAGCTTAAAAACTATCTATCTGATGATTTAGAATGTCAATTTTTAAAGGTTCAACACAATAACGAGATTACAAACGAAATTGTGGTTCTTTCGACCCAACAATTAAAACTTTTAAGTGATAAGTACGTTGATTTTTCAAAAGAGTTTGGAGGATGCTTGACTGACATCACAAAAACTAATATAGAATTAGAGAGGAAGTTGGAGACCTTAAATTTGACGCATTCATCGGAGATGGAGAAGTTGAACCACAAACTAGAGTTAAATGAATCTAAACGCCAAGTAACCATTAAAGATAAAGATTTGGAAGTTGAAAAAGAAAGGTCTAAATCAGCTTTACTTGAAAAGGAGATTGAAATTTTAAATTTTAAAATTAAAAGGACTTTCTATCCATTAATTCGTGGTTGTATTTATTTTTTAATGGTTTAAAAAACCATTAAAAATTCAAAATCCACAATAAATTGAAGGTGGAACGACTAATTTTATTTGTGGTGGTTTAAAGGTTAATTTTGGCGATATAAAAAATGGTATTGAAATAGGCTTTGTCAACATCTTAATTTTATCGGTTAGTTCCTCCTTTAAACGTGGTTGAGGTTCACCTTTTTGGACAAATTCAAAATATTCAATTAAATCTTTTTGAATGTGGATAATTTCGTCCATAAACATGAACCAAACTTCAAAATAAATTACATGAAGTAATGGTTTAATTATTCCATTGATTCCATGTAATTTCTTTGGATCAATAAGGTTAATATCATCATACACTTTTTCCATTTTTTTCAAATTTTTTATTGCAATTTTTAAGCTTGAGTTAACCAAATAAATTTCTTCAACTTTGATAACCACGTCCTTTCTGGACGTGGTCGACGATGGCCTCTCCGAAGCACCACCGTTAGTGACTTCTTTTGAACTACAACGCTTTGACAAATGTAAAGCGTTGGGCTCCATTAACTTCTTGTTGTATCACGGGTTATTTATATCTTTATTAATTCTACGAATTTGATAAAATTTTCAGTATGGGTTTAAAAATTTTCAGCCGAAATATTGCTACTAATAAATTAAACATGTCTATGTCCTCATCCAATATAACCTCAGGGTTTATCGATATCGCAACTTTTGATGAGATCGAAAAATATATGTATGGTGGCCCAACTGCGACAGCATACTTTGTAAGAGAAATCAGAAAGTCGACTTGGTTCACGCAAGTGCCGGTACCACTTTCCAGAAATACAGGCAATGCCGCTTTTGGACAAGAATGGTCGGTGTCTATTTCGCGTGCTGGAGATTACTTGTTACAGACCTGGCTACGAGTCAATATACCACAAGTTACACTCAGTAATCTAGTGGCTCCGACTTTTGCCTTAAGATGGACCAGAAACTTGATGCACAATTTGATCCGTGAAGCAACCATTACTTTCAACGACTTGGTTGCTGCCCGCTTTGACAACTACCATCTTGATTTCTGGTCTGCTTTCACCGTACCAGCAAGCAAACGTAATGGGTATGATAACATGATCGGTAATGTCTCTTCTTTGATCAATCCAGTAGCCCCAGGTGGTGTTTTGGGTGGTGTTGGTGGAACCAGCCTTAACTTGCCTTTGCCATTCTTTTTCTCTCGTGACACTGGTGTTGCCCTCCCTACAGCGGCTTTGCCTTACAATGAGATGCAAATCAACTTTAACTTTAGAGATTGGACTGAATTGTTGATTCTAACAAATTCTGCTATCGCCCCACCAGCAAGTCCATACCAAACAATCACGGTTGGAACCCACATTCTAACTGCCCCAGTTCTTGGACCAGTTCAAGTATGGGCCAATTACGCCATTGTTTCCAACGAAGAACGTCGTAGGATGGGTTGTGCCATTCGAGACATCCTAATTGAACAGGTTCAAACTGCGCCACGACAAAACTATGTGCCTTTGACCAATTCAAGTCCAACATTTGACATTAGGTTCTCTCATGCCATTAAAGCACTATTTTTCTCGGTTCGTAACAAGACTGGTCCAGCTGAATGGTCAAACTACGCTACGTCTTCTCCAGTTGTTACAGGTGCAACAGTCAATTATGAACCGGCTGGTTCATTTGACCCTATTGCCAATACAACTTTGATTTATGAGAACACCAATCGTTTAGGCGCGATGGGATCAGATTATTTCTCCTTGATTAATCCATTCTATCATGCTCCAACCATACCATCTTTCATTGGCTACCATTTGTACTCTTATTCTCTACACTTTTATGACCTTGATCCTATGGGTTCTACCAACTACGGCAAATTGACCAATGTGTCTGTTGTCCCACAAGCAAGCCCAGCCGCTATTGCCGCTGCAGGTGCTACTGGTGGATTACCAGGTTCAAATTATAACCAAGTTTATGAATTTATCATTTTATGCGTCAATAATAATATTGTTCGAATTAGTGGTGGAGAGACACCACAAAATTACATAACAGTTTGTTAATAGGTAATTTTGTAACGCTCCACAACAGGCGGAAGTGGTCTCGCGAGAGACCGATATTAAGGTTTTTATAACCTTAATTTGAATCATGAATTAACATGATACTTTGGTACCGTCTAGTCGGCTTATAGTCGGGCTAATGGTCTTTTTGATCATCAAGTGGCTATAAGTGGTACGTCGACGACAGTCGACACCTAGTGATTTGATTAAGGTTACTTTTAACCTAAATTGAATCGGAACAGGCAAGGTTGATGAAAACGGTTAAAATTCAGATAGTTCGGGAGCTATTTGGACAAGACCGTCGGTGTAGCTTAAAGGTAACTTTAAGTGATATCGCTATCGACTGGGTCATCAATCGGTTGTCCTATCTGACTTGTGAAGTCAGATCTAGGATGGCTCAATGTACAGTCAGCCCACAGTAAGGTATATTTCCGAGCTGTCTTTAGGGATAAAAGTAAACTTGAAAAAGAAGCTTTACCAGAGCCTTAAAGGATTGAATCGTTTGATTCAATTGGATCCCATTGCGTTGGGTTTCCCCGTTTTGTAAATCAGAGAAGTGGAGATGCAGTTGGCTTACAATTTATTTTATGCTCAAAAAGTATAAAATAAAAATTGAATATTTTTAAGGTAAAAATAAAGAATAAAGATGGATTCTATATTTGAAGAAAAAAAGAATGATGTATTTGACCATACTGGACATATATTACTTGAAAAGGTTGGTAATGGTAAGTTCAAGTACGAATGTGGTAACTGTAGAAGTGAACGCATAGGTAAATATTTGGACTTGATGAAATCCACAAAATTTTGTGCTAAATGTATTGATCCTGGTCGAAAAACACTTGATGAGGTTATCGAAAGATTTGAACAACTTAAGGTTGAACAATCCATACAAGACTACACAATTTTGGAATATATAACTAACAAGAAAGTTACTTTTAAATGCAATAATAACCATATTTTTAATATGGCGTATTCTGATATAAAACGTGGTAGGCGATGTCCACAATGTACTCCGGGTAGAAGAGCTAAAACTAATCTTGAACGTTATGGTGCAGCTAATCCTTTTGCAAGTGAAATTATAAAAGAGCGGATTAAAGAAACGTGTTTAGAAAAATATGGAGTAACTCACCATATGAAATTACAAAGTATTCGAAATAAGGCTGTTGAAACCAACCTGAAAAAGCTTGGGGTAAAATATGCCTTCAATACCGATGAAACATTTGAAAAAATTAGACAAACACATCTTCAACATTTTGGTGTTAAATTTCCTTTACAAAGTGCATTCATACAAGAAAAAATATCTCAAACATATTTAGAAAAAATAGGTGTACGTCGACCTATGAGTAACCAAGAATATTGGAAAAAATGTTTATTTGATAAGTATGGCGTTGACCATTATTCAAAAACAAGTGAATATAAGGTTAAATATGTTACAACATGTATGGATAAATATGGAGTCGATAATTATTCTAAAACCAATGAATATAAGGTTAAATACATCCAAACTTCATTAGATAGATATGGAGTGGATCATCCCATGCAAAATGTTAAAATTTTTCATAAAGCAATGACATCTGCATTCACTCGAAAGTCTTTTATATTTCCAAGTGGTAGAGTCGACCATGTTTTAGGGTATGAACCAAGAGCGCTGAGAGAACTTCTTAACTACTATCCCGAAGAAGATATTATAACAGATATATGGCGTATTCCAACCTTTGACTACAACCGAGTTTCTACTTCTTTACGACCATTAAATAAAGAAAGTGTTGTTTCGCGATATTTTCCAGATATCCTACTTTCAAACAAGATTATTGAAGTTAAAAGTACATATCTGTACTATAAAGATAGGTCCAATGTTAACCGTAAAATGAAAGCGGTGGCCAAAGCGGGATACACTGGTGAATTATGGGTTTATGATGCCAAGAACCTTAATTTTAAAAAATCTTATGTTTTGGTTGATGGTAAGGTTCAAATTGAAAAATGGCTAGAAGAATAACAATTTTTTACTTTTAATGGTTTCTGCAACCATTAAAATTTTATTCGTATACAAAAAATTTCTGATGATGACCATGAGCTTGATAGGGATATGGGCAGTATAGGTCACCAGGATGCAAACGCTTTAAAATTTACCAGTTAATAAATATGTATTACAGAGACCAGTACGGTAACGTAGTCGAATACTCCCCAGAGGGTATGGGCCAATATTCAAATGCTATCCACCCAGGTGGGGTTGGTTATCATCCATTAACCAGAGAAGACTTTAGTTTTGCTGATGTCACCTCTTGGTTTGAAAAATACAAAATGTGGTTCTTGTATGCCTTAATTATTGTTGTTGTATTCATTGTTCTTATGTGGTGGTGGAACAAGAATAAGGCTAAAAAGGCAGCAGCTAGCGTTTTCTATTAACCCGTTTGCTTCGGAGAGGCTTTGCTCAACGATGGTGCAAAGCACCATCGCTTGCGACGGGTAGACCGACCCAAGGGTCGTTTTGTACCTAAATTTTTAAATTCCCACTCGGTTGAATTCCGAGTTGGCTACGGTTAAAAAAAACCGAGAATCGATTAACAGAGAGAGAACGCAGTATCAAACTCAGTTAATGAAATCAGAACGAGAAGTTATGGATCTCAAAGCCAAAAATAATATGCAAGTTTGCAAAAAATGCACTCAGAGATGCTGATAACCTAACCTTTTATTTTTAATGCTACATACAAGCATTAAAAATATCAAAATATTAAAATTGATTTTTTTAGCGTATAAAATGGTCAAAATAAACAGTAAATAAAATGCAGTTAGACTACGACTACTTTATTACCCCAGAGTGTAAAATTTTAAAATCAAAGGTTCAAACTAACCCAAGATACAAAAATTTTACACAATTGTACTATACAGTTGGTGATGTTGAACAATTTTGGGTTGCCAACAACCTTAATAATAACATTTCCAGCACCGAAGAGAAACAACCACAACTTTCGAAAGAAAATATATTCAGAAATGTGGAGACATTTCTCCCTTTTGAAGGATACAAAAATGTATCGGAAGCTCAGGTAGAAGATACCTTTAACTACATGTTTCACAAATTCAAAAAAGGAATATTTATCAAAATTCAGAATGGTCAACTTGTATCCTTTGTTCCATTTTCAAAGGCTTTTTATGTTAATGAATGGTCAGACCTTATAAAAATTGATCCAAAGTACAGGTCAATGGAAAATTTTTTTAAGGTTCATCACGACTATGTTAACAAATTAAATGGAACAAGTTATAGATTTAATATCCATAAGATTGGTTTGGACCCTAGTTTTTGGTATGCCAATAATTGTGTTTTAAGGTATGAAAACCCCATAAATGAAGGGGAAAATAACTATGCCCAATTAAAGTCGATGTTTTTAGAACTGTGCGCAGAACGACACGTACCAGACATGGAATTTTTTGTAAACAGAAGAGATTTCCCACTTTTGACCAGAAATAGAACCGAACCATACAACAATATATATGGTGACGATGTACCTTTAAAATCGTTTAATTTTGACAAGTACATACCTATCCTAAGTATGTGTTCATCTGATAAGTTTGCCGATGTGGCTATACCAACCCATGAAGATTGGGCAAGAATAAAATCAGATGAAGGTATATTTTATCCAGCGAAATGCAGAAATTATACGTTTAAATTCAACCACAAATGGGAAAGCAAAAAACCAATGGCTGTTTTCAGAGGTTCCAATACTGGGTGTGGTTATGACCTTAATACCAACACAAGATTGAAATTGGCTGCTTTAAGTCAAAAGTATCCACAATTTTTGGACGCCGGGATAACAAATTGGAATCTTCGAATTAGAAAAAATAAAGATTCACCCTACCTTCAGATTCCAAATGTTGGAAATTTACAATTAGTGGGTAAACTGAGCCCTGAACAACAATCTGATTATAAATATTTGATAAACGTTGACGGTCATGTTTCAGCATTCAGAATGTCACTTGAATTGAGTATGGGGTGTTGTGTTTTAATGGTTGAAAGTGCTGAAAAATGGAAAATGTGGTTTTCTAACATGTTGGAACCATATGTTCATTTTGTTCCGATAAAATCTGATCTATCTGATTTGATAGCTCAGATCAAGTGGTGTCAAAAAAATGACGACAAATGTAAGAAAATGGGTCAAAATGCCCTTAACTTTTACAAAAAATATTTGACAAAAAAGGGTGTTTTAGATAACCTTGAAGCCACCCTATTCAAACTGAGAAATGAAATGTATAGAGACTCTGGGCCAAATGTAAATTTAGACCCGCTATTATTTCAAACAAAAGTGGAGCATGAAACCTTAATAAACGACACCATACCCAGAGAATACAAACCCACCGGTTTGTTTCCAAGAAACATTGGTCGAAATTATGGTGCTTTGAAAGGTCTTGAAAGGTTTTTGAAACTGGCCATAAAACCAGAAAATCAAATAACACTGACCGGTGTGGAGGTTCAAACCATATTTAAAAGTAAAACAACCAGGGTTATTCTCTACCAAGTTGGAGCTGAATATGTTGTTGGTAAAAAAACAATCGATTCAATGAAAAAGATTGAATTTATCCATGAAGCATTCATTGGAAAATATGTGGTTAATAATCTCCTTAAAGTGTGCCCAAATTTTGTATTTACATTGAGTTACCGAGATGAACCGTACATTAGTTACAATTATTCAGATTATGGTCCACGGGAAGCTTCAAGTGTGAAAGAAAATACAGTGCTTCAAGAATACATAAGAGGCCCAACATTCCAGGAATTTCTCAAAAATTGCTCCATTAAATCATATCTTGAGGTTATTTTGAGCTTAAGTTGTGCCCTGATCATAGCACAAACTCGATATGGTTTTGTTCACCACGATTTGAAACCTTGGAACATCATAATAAATATTTTACCCGAACCGGTCATAATCGAGTACTTTTTGAGAACAGATGGCGGACAAGATGTCGTTTACAAGGTCAAAACCAAGTATATTCCAATCATCATTGATTATGGCAAGAGCCACGTCGTATATAACAATGTTCATTATGGTATTATTGAACCATTTACAGTCAACACATATATTGATTTAGTTGTTATGCTTCTGTCGAGCATAAATGAACTTGTTCTTCGTCGGAAAGAAAATGTTGATGGTCATGACGTGAACGACCTTATATTTTTATCCAATTTTTTGAGTTCATTTAATGTTTCAACTTTACCAGAATTGAAAACCTTTCTTTATAAAACAAAAAAATTTGGAAACCTGGATGTAAACGACCTGAAACTTAATTTGCATTCAAGCAAAACCTTATTTGAAGAATTCTTCAAATATGTGGGGCCACTAACCAAAAAACACAAAATTGGTTTTGGTAAAGATAATTTAACCTTAAACACGTGGTCTTCAAATTCACGACAAATTTCAGATATGGGATTTGGGTTGGAATTGGATGATAAGGTCAATTCTTACCTTGAAGTTGTGAGAAGAATGTATAAAAATCCAATGCCCCAAGAAACCAATAGATTCACGACTGTTATGATTGCTCAGAAAATGTTTGATGGTTTGATGATACCTAAAATGGAATTTATTGAATTTGCCGCACAAAACACGATAAATAAGAAAAAGGTTGATAGTGTCATTCGGGAATTTAATAAAATGGAAAAATTTTTAATGGAATTTTATACCACCCAGATTAATAAAAAAATTCGAGAACCATTCAATCTTGGAGTGGATGAACTTCAGTATAAAAATGTCATGAAATTTGATACAATACCAAGTCGAAGCTTATTTTTAGGGTCGAAATACATTAAGGCTAAAGTAACCGAAGATATGAAACATTTACCCGCAACGTTTCCAGACTATGCTTACTACCGTGCTCTTTTGTTGGATGTTATAAGGAACAGAGGACCATTCAGAATAAATGACGACGATAAACTCTTTTATATGGACAATTTTAAGCTTGTATTTGATACCAAATTTTTGGCCAAGGTTGAGGATATTGAAACCATTCGATTTTTCATGAAATAAATTGAATTTTAATGGTTAAAAAATCATAAAATAAACATGGATTCAGAAAGGTTAGAACAAAGCTTAAAAAAATATTTTAGCAAGCAAAAAAATATCGATTACATACTAAAGAAGACTAATGGCCCAAATCAAACATTAAAAATTTATGAAATTTTATGCATGATTAATGACCCTAATAACACATCTGAAGATAAGCTATCTTTGGCTATAACATACCTTAAAAAAGATTGCTTATTATGGTCTCATCCAGCCTTTGATATGGAAAAAAAGAAAATAGATGAAGAAAACGACTTTATAGAGTGTCCATATGACGTTGCAGAAGGTGTCTTAAAGTGTGGTAAATGTGGATGTAAAAAAATTTTTTCGTTCTCAAAGCAAACTAGATCCATGGACGAGCCGACGACTGTGTTTGCTCGATGTTCGAACAAAGAGTGCGGTCACAAGTGGTGTGAGGGTTCTTAACCCGTTCGCTTCACGAGTCTATATCTCAAATCATAATAAAAAGGAAACGTTAATTTTTTATGCTTTTTTGAAGCATAAAAAATCCGCTTTTTGAAATTGAAGAAAATGCATTTCTAGGCAAGGGTACCACCCACGGAAGATTATCATATTTCAATTTTATGCTTCTTGGAAGCATAAAATCGTCTAGTGGGTAGCATCCACTTTTTGCTGCGTTGATGGTTAAAGTGGCCTTAAACTTAGTATTTGTATCTCCATCGAGGATTTATCGAGACCCCAATTTTCTTGGCAATGCCCCAAATGATTCTCTTTCTCTGGTCAATTTTAACCTCTGGGTGACTCTCTTTCAAATGGCTCTCAAAAGCCACACGTTTAACAACATTATTATCAGGATTAAACACAACCATAGCATCTTTAATTGCATCAATTGTATCTTGTTCCAAAATAGTAGTTAGTTCAACCTCTTCTTCTCCTATTCGTTGATAGGTAACTCTTATTTTTTCAAGGCGCAACGGAGCCATAATAACAGGTTCTTTGTTCATGGTGTCTTCAACCATTTGATTTCGGTTCAAGTTGACGAATAAGAGAAATTCTGCATTGTGGTCGATTATAGCATCCAAACACTTTACCAGTCAGTCATAGTTGATGATGTATAGTTCTTTATTTGCGTTCTCTCTGAAGCCTCCCAGAGTTGCAGCTAGAGCCTGTTCTATAGCCCGATAACTAACAACTTTTCTAAGGTAGACGAAAAAATGAGAGTTTGAATCCGATTTCCCACTGTTGTACTGAGACAACCTAGATTTTACCAGGTCAAACGTGCCACATCCACCTGGTTTAAACTTGGTTTCGACCATGTATTGGTCTGTGGTTGCGATATAGATGTACTCTTGTGGTTCGACTTGTTTGGTCGCTTGATTGAACTTGAGAGCCCTTGTAGCTTCTCTTTGGCTTCTATTTCGACTTTTGCTTTGAGTAGTCGTTGTTCTTCTAGTTGGCTTTCTAATTTTTCTGCACGTAATCTCAATTCTTCTTCATACTTATCTTTTATGGTTAGTTGAGCTACCGCATTCGCAAGCGGTGATTCAACCTGAAAAGAGCCAAATTTTCGAATGCTTGGAAGTATGGTTTTGCACACCAATCTTTTGAATTCTTTAGCAAAAGGAGCATGTGAGGATAAAATTAACGAATACAATCCAGATTCGTTAATGTATACAATTTGACCTTCTCGAAACGAATAATTTTTTTGACCTAAATGGTTTCCATCAACCATATCGTGGGGGGCAAATTGCCCCCACCGTAGGATTAAAAAGAGCCATTAAATTTTCCAGATTTGATCTGTCTTCTTCTTCAACAAATTTTTTTATGGCGGTTTTAGAGTCCTGATACCCTAAAACATCACATGTGTTTTTACCACAAAAATAGGGGATATCAATAGTACCAGCAAGTTTCACCAGATGATTTTTTCCACCAACTTCTACCGCCATATATTCTCTGCTTTGTTCGAGGTCGATTAATGCATTCATTTTTTATTATACTTTTATAATAAAAAATTTTCCAACTGATTTAACTCTTTTCCGGGCAAATTTGCCTGCGAAAGGGTTAATCACGCCTTAAATTAAATTGAACGGTTGTTTGAAGCGATTGGTTTGGAGTTTGTGGCGACTGTGTATCTTGATCTTCAAATTGGATTTCTTCACCCGTTGGAAGGCGCCAAACAATCCTAAAATTGCTAGTTGGTCTAAATCTTATCGTTTTATGACTCAAATCACCAGTAAATTTGGTAAACTTTTCGGTTCGGGTAAACAATTGACCCGTGGGCGTTGTAACCTTAAAATAACTCTTGAAAGAGTGATTGTTTGAAAAAAGATTGTTTTGGGATGGATAATTTGTATCATAAAATTCAACATACAAAAAAGGGTAATCAAGCGGCCTACCACCAGACCCATTTTTAATTTTAATATTGGGTAGGATACCCGATACCAAGTTGATATCATATGCAACTTGCTCGTGTTGTCCGACTGTTGTACCAGCATATGATAGAGTGCGATAGTTGTCTGATGTTTGAATCAGAAGTTCTACCACGGTCCCAGGTGGAAAAGCTATAGACAGTGGTGGTGCCACAGTTGCCACACTACTGGTCAAGTCAAAGTTTGTTACTTTAACAATCTCTCCGGTTGAAAGTATCCTTATAAAATCTCCTGGAGTAACACCGACACCAATACCGGTTAAATTAACCGTTGTTGTTGTATTGCCCGCCCCAAGACTCAGACCCGCAGATGGTGGTTGATCTCGGATGTTATACTTGTCTGTTGCTAGCCATCCTCCAGGGATCACAGCTATAACTTTGTGCAATTCAGAGTCGTAACCAGTTATAAGTGTCAACTGTGATTGAGTCTCATTGTACAAATACTTATTTGTGTAGGCATTTGTCATATCAGCACCTACAGGGACATATAGTGTATTTGGTACCGGGGTCACCTTAATAGTTACAGCGTTTCCAGCTTGTACACCAGAACCAGTCACATCAAGTTGCATATAGTCCAGTCCACCACTCTGAGATAGGAAAGTGCTACCGTTAATCCTGTATGATGGTGGCACATTGAATTCGGCACCCTGATAGTAGTTGGTTATCTGAGAAAACGAGTTGGCTGGCGCTGATACAATAACACTATTGTTGGTTTGACTCACTACAGTCGATGGTATAGAAATATTTTGACCAGTCCAGGCAATTATTGGTGCCTGATTACTGATCGGATCAACTGCATTCAAACCGTTGGACTGTCCGCTACCAGACCATGGCACTTCAAATAGACATGGGTTGGACCATAAACTTCTATTTCTATGAGTTGAAACAAATTCAAAGTCAATCTTAATCATTTATTAATTATTTTTTACGCACCCAAAAAATATGCCACAAAACTAATTTTTAAGTCGTTTACCCGATGCCCGTAGGGCATCGGTTGGCTTTTACCCTATGGGCAAAAGTTTATCCACAAAGTAAATTTTCATCCATAAACTAAAAAGGACCAATATTTTTAACCA